TTGTCCAATTGCGATTGTACCCGCAGTGATACTAACACCTGTGCCACCTGTAAAGTGTGCACGAGTTTCTGCCGCACTTGGGCCTGTGTAGGTAATAACCCCAGTTGCGCTAGAATAAGATAGTGAACCATCACCACCCGCATCTGTTGCAGAGATAGCCGCACGAGCGCGGACATCTGTGTAGTAAAGGTTGCTTCCTTCAGTAAGGTCAGTTGTTGTAGAAGTACTTTCGTCTAATAACTTAGTCCAGCTACCGGCGTGAGCAAAATAGCCTTTTCCTGTTCCGTGAACATGTGCAAACATACCGTGATATGTTGATGCGCTTGGAAGGTTTGCCTCAGATGAATATACGTTAGAATATTTTATTTCACCTGTCGTAGTGATGCTATTAGAACCCATGTCTAGGCTATTGCCTTCAACGTGAGTAAGAACTTCCGCTTCACTCGGGCCTGTGTAAGTTATAACACCTGTTGAACTGTTGTATGATAAAGAACCATCTCCACCGGTGTCTGTTACAGATATGTGTGCTCGAGCTTCTGAAGCCGATGGCCCTGTATAAGTATATACACCATTAGCGTAAGTTAAAGAGCCGTCACCCCCTGCATCTACTGCAGAGAAGAAACCTTCAACATCTGTCTCTAGGCTAGAGTTTACAAATGCAGAACCATTCCATGTTAGGTGGTCGCCGGAAGCTATTGATGTTAATGTAACGTCTTCTAGTGCGCCGAGTGTTTGATACCCTGCTGATTCAAAAGATGAACCATTATAAGCCTTGAGTAAGTTAACTCCAGTATCATACCATACGTCACCCTCAACAGGGTTAGTTGGTGCTACTGAGTCTACATACGCTCCAGTAATTTCTGTTATGTTGTTAGCATTGTCTTTTGTGTAAATCTTGCGGTCTACAAGGTTGATTGCTAATTCACCTTGGTCTAAATCAGATGTTAACGGGGAAGCTCCACCAGTAACACTCTTTTTGAGTAAAATTTTAGTTGCCATTAGAAGCTACCTCCAATAATATGTGTTGTTTCTTTTTCAATGCGATTAGTCGCTTGGTATTTTTGTGCAGTGTCGTCATATACTAGTACGGCACCGTCTTCTTTGTTTGTATTGTCTACATCTAGTAATCTAGTAGTAGTTAGTTTGTGATTTTCAAATTGACCAGATGCTAGGTCATATTGTAAAATATCACCCTCACCTACATCGGTTATGGTTACATCAGAACTACCGTCTAAAGAAAAGAAGTTATCAAAGTTACCTGCAGTTATGGTTTCTACAACCTCACCTGCTGAGTTACTAACTTCAAACTTTAACTGATAACCATCAATGTATACGTCTGTTATTGAATCACCTTTAGTACCCTGTCCACCGGCTCTTGACAAGCTAACATTGTACTTAGTTGTTGACAATCCAAGTTTTATATTGTTCTGTCCTATAGTAACGTTATATTTAGACATCACTACACCTCTTCAGAGGGGCTAAACAATACTTCAACCAAGCCACGCAAGGGCTTCCAAATTTGTTGTTGACTACCTGTAGCAAAATCGGAAACTTCTAAACCAATCCAACCATAAGAAGGTTTTTCTGGAGTTGGTTGAGTAGCCCATAAAGCTATCAAGTCTTCTGGTATTACTATTTTAAATTCGTTGTCTGTAACATCGGAATCAAGAACTGTTAGTGTTCTAACCTGTCCACCTGACTTTACATAATTCGGATAACCATCACTATCTAAGTCGGTCATATCACCCTCAACTATCTTTGGGGTAATTGTGTAACCTGTTAAGTTAGTAAGCCAACCTAATGTAACGTCCATGTGGACTTGCTCACCTTCAATTATTGATACGAGTACAGAACCATTATCCTTCATTACGTCTTTTGAAGGGGAATTAATTCTGGAACGTGCCATTTATTTTTCCTCTCTCCCGAACCTCAGTTGGGGAAGTAAAGTGTTTAACACACCCCGTTAGGGATGCAAATTATTTTTATCTCTTTTTAAGCGCTCTTGATATAGCGGCTTTGTGTTTAGCTGTCATCTTGTAAGCGCCGGATTTAGCCTTGCCAACTTTTTTACCGATACGTTTAGCACCTAATGCACTACGTCCTGCAATGCCACCAAGAGTACCACCTACAGCGGCCCCTATAACAGCACCCCCAACAGCGCCTTTGACTTTCTTTTGCTTACGCTTAATCTTAGCCTTAAGGCCTTTTTTCTTACGGATGCCAGTTACTTTACTACCAACAGTAGCACCTACAGCACCGCCTAAGATAGCACCACCAGCGCCTCCGGCTCCAACAGCCGCCGCATTTTCTTTCTTACGCTTTTTAACTGCTCTGCGTTTCTTAAATTTTTGTATTCGGCTTGCCATGTGTTATTTCCTTTTTCTAGAAGCCAAAGCCTCTTGTTGTTACTTTAGAACCTCCGCGCACAGGGAATAAATACTCTACTGCATACCTTAGTCCATCAGTCCAGTGCTCAACACCTTCTTTCTTACATATAGTAGCTGTATCAGGGTTACTCTCTACCCATGCGGTACGTTCTATTGATTTAATCGTGTTTACACACCTTGGATGAATATACATATCTATATCACCGTTAGCGTTCTTAAACTTCTTGTTAATAGCCGCCACACTATCTATTATAGGTGGAGCCTTGGAGTGTGCCCTCGTCATAATTCCTTCGGCTTGTAATATACTAAAGTCAGTTCTTCCAACAGCCGCAGAGGACTTCCTCGCCTTACCACTAGGGTCAGGGTAGGATATTATCTTGTGTCCTCGATACTTATCAGCTAGAGTTCTAGCCAAGGTTTCCGTGTCAGGGTGTCCTTGTAACTCATCTAGGATATGTATCTGATTACCCCTTAAAGCAAACACACATGATGCCATAATACCAACGTTAAAGTCGATAGCCACATGTACGTCTTCTCCCGTTTCGAAGGAAGGTAATGTTTTGTCTATATGCTCATTCCTGTTAAATGTATAGAATACTGTATTACCAGAGTCCTCAAAAGATGCCGAATACTCTCTGGCAAACTTTAGCGGGTCTAGTGTTAACTTAACTCTCTCGATTTCATCATTATCTAAATAAGGTGAATCGTGATATGTGTAATGATAGCTTTTCCACTGGTTATCAGCATCGCGTCTATTGTACATCTCATAGAAATAGTTATATCCCATAGGAGTACTAATGATTAATGCCTTTCCGGGATTAGCTCCGTACTTGTCTGCGTTCTTCTTAGACCAACGTGTTGCTATACATGGTTGAATAACAGACTCCCAAGACTCTTTAAGACTTGTGCCAGCACCCTTCCATGAGCACACCTCGTCAGCTACTACGAAGTATTGACCACTACCACGCATCCTTTCAGATGCCTCATAGGACCATATCTTTAATATAACATTATTAGGGAACCAGAATGTTCCGGCTACTCTACTAGACTTTTCAGCATAGTGTTCTGCACCTAATATGTATGCTATTAATGGATAATAAATGTCTACTGCTTGTGCATAAGTAGGAGCTACAATGGCAACATTCTTATTAGGTACTGATGCATCTAATTCCATTAACTCTTGCACAGCAACCATAGCCGCTGTAGCCGCTAGGAATGATTTACCAAAACCACGACTAGCATTAACAACAGCATATCTACAATTCTGTTCTACAAAGAGGTCATTAATAACATCTGACTGCCCTTCGTGTAATACTACTTCTTCCATTATATCTCTCTAACTATGCGTAAATTATTTCTTACGTCTTGCAATCGCACTAGCTCTTTGAGCTTTCTTTAGTGCAACCTTTTGTTTAGAAGTCATAGGTCCGCGCATACCTGATATTTTACCAGAGGCTATACGATTACCAAAAACCTTATAGCGAGCATCAGACTTTAATACTTTTGTACCACTCATCTTAAGAGGCTTGCCTATTTCTTTAGCGGCTCTTTGCATCTTAAGTTTAAACTCGAATAATCTTTTCTTTAATACATCTTCTTTCATAGGATTACCATTTAACCTTATTAGCCCAGTAAGCGGCAGACAATCTACCTTTCTTAATATTAGCGGCGTGTCTAGCCTTCCAAGCAGTACGTCTAGAGGCATACTTAGCGCTCTCACCGGCTTTCTTGGGGCTTCCTTTAGTGTTTTGTTGACCGAACCTAATAGTCTTTATTTTGCCACCTACTTTAGCAACAACAACATGAGACTTCTTAGCATGTCCGGGAGTTCTCTTTGGTTTGTTATAACCACTAACACCGGCTCTTTTAAGCCTTGGGTCAGTTTTCTTCATAATAGATTACTCCTTCTTATCGATATACTTAATCATCAGGTAAGCAATAACAGCCGCACCAACACCAGTACATACAGCTTCTGCCAAAGAAGGTCCGAAGTGTGTAGGGTGTATCATGTAGTCTGCTATCATAGTTAATATACCGATGGTTATTGTTATAGTCATCTTATCGTCCTTTAATAGCTTAGAGAAGCTTAATATTACGAAGGCTAATCCTGCAATGATTCCTGTCTTAGAAGCTGTCAATGCATGACCGATGGTTATTACTGTTAAATCACCTTGTACCATACATAATAAACATGCTGTCCAAGCTTCTCGGAACCTTTTTAGGAACAATTTGGACTTACTTACTAACATTATTTTTTCTTCTTCATAGGTTTCTTAACCATTGGTTTCTTCTTTACAGGAGGTCTTCCGACCTTCTTACCGTATGTTCCTTTACCTTGTGGCATTATTTCTTCCTCTTCTTTGGTTGTGCAGAGTATTGTTTACCCGCTTTAGTGTCTTTACGTTTCTTAGCCGTACTAGCCGCATATCTAGACTTAGACATACGATTAATAGCTTTAGTTGGTAGATAACGTTCACCAGTCTTAGCACTAGGCTTCCCTGACTTAGTTCTCCACTTTTGTTTAGTCCATTTAGTCATACTCTTTTGTTCTGATGTCTTACCACCAGTATAAGTACCACCACGTTCTCTGTAGAGTTTAGCCGCTAATTGCATAGCCCTAGCTGAGTGTTTGCCACCCATCTTGGCTTTAGCATCTCTCTTAGCTGTCTCCCACTTCCTTGGATTCGCTCTGCCCATTACTTACTAGCACCCACAAACCCCGCAACAACGCCAATAATGCCTGTTATGCTCATTTGTAGGAGTTCAATAATGTTCTGGTCTAGCTCTGCATTGTGTTCTGAAGCCACCATGAATTCATCAACAACAATTAGTCCTAGTAGACCCATAAGACCTACTGCCATTACTAGTACAATTAATCCTTTAATCTTCTGCATTATCGTCTTCTTTCTTTCTCATAGTAAGTTTAATAGCCATTGGTTTCTTAGTAGAAACTTCTTGCTCGATTTTCTCAGGGACTTTCTTGTAGCCATAAGCCATGAGGTTGTTAATGAGAGTTCCTTGAGTAGCGATAAGTTGTGCGTAAGAGCCACTGCCAACACGTATACTGCCGTCATTTAAAGACTCCTCAATAGCCTGATATTTCTCAATCATCATCTCAATAGGGTCGAAGCCAAGCTCCTCAAGCTTCTTATAAGCCGCCATAGAGTTAATGTTTTTAGAGCCTTTAGGACGTCCACTTCCCGGCTTCCGTACTTTGTCTAGATTTTTATTTCCCGGATGATTTGCCATACTGTCTACCTCCTTTTAAGGTTCTGGGTTTTCCATATTGTTTACATAGTTTAAATTTCAAAATAAAATCATTAGAAAACAATTACTTAATAATATAGCAAATTAAGTCGTTGAAATATAATGATTTTTATTTTATAAATAGTTCCAAATTGTGATTAAAACTCACAGCGGTTATTATCTTTTATACTCGGATAAAATCTCGCATCAGCTTCACGAGCTTCTCTCTCATTTATCTTTACAAGTTTGTCTGCGTATACTTCCGTGGTAAAGCCTATGCCGAATATTTTCGGGACGTTCACCAGTAATACTGCTATAACAACTCCGTAACCGATTCCACGGACAACAGTTGGCAGAACAAGCTTCTTGTGTTCTTCATCAATCATAATACAAGGCCTCCTTTTATTATAAAGGTTAACATACCTCCGATAATAGCACCCACAAATAGTTTCACAATCCAACCAATAATGCCATCAAAAGACTTTAGCTTATTTCTAGCAATATCAAGGTGGATATTAATGTTATTAATTTCTTCTTCCATGTCACGCACAGTGTCTCTTAGCTTAAATAAGCGAGTCTCTATAGCGTTTTGTTCGTCTTTCATCCTGCGAATATCATCTTCAGTTGACATCTTAAGACTCCTTTAATTAGTTTACAGAAGGGGTTTGTCTCATAGATGAGCGAATATATTTAAAAACTTTCTTAAGAACATTTAGAAATAAGGACTTTTAAAGACCTCGAACTTATGTAATTAAAACAAAAACAACAGTTATATCTGTTAACTCTGTTAGCAAGATAGTTCATAGATATATTTAATACCCCTACCCCCATAATCCCCCTTCCCCAAGGAGTTCATATCATAAGGGGACCCCATTTATTTATAGCAAAAAAAAAAATAATAAGTAGCCCCCTTACCTACCCCATCAACCCGAAGGTCAACAGAATAAGTAAGGGGGAACTTTATTTACCCCAATGGGATAAACAAGTAAAGATAACTTTATTAGGGTTGGGGAGCTTGTTAACAGCATCCCAGTATTTATCAGAGACAACTATGACAGGATATCTTCCCTGTTCAATAAAACCATTGTGATGGAATTGACTGTATCTATAAATGCTATAAGGTAAACTGCCTATAGACCTAGTTAGATTAGCTGAGTGTTGAGGTATAGGGTCAGTAACAGCAAAACTAATGTTTGGGTTAGACCACAGTGTTTTTATCAATTCTTCTGTGAATTCATCTACACCATATATAGCAACAATAGGTAAGCCTTTAAATTCTTCCTTGAATGCTAGAACAGCGCTCTTGGGAGTCGGTTTAAGCTTAATTTTAGTTGGCTTGTTATCGGAGGAACCTTTAGGTCTACCTCTCATTTCTCGTTTCTTTTTCTCTACAACAATAGGAACTTCTTTAGGTTTCTTAGGTAGAGTTGGTTTCTTTACTTTTATTGGTTGTTTAGCTTTTTCTGTTATAGCTAAATCAACTATTTCTAGTATTTCCTTATTAACATCATCCACCATCAAGGCTATTCCTTAAGTTATCATAACCACCCTCTAGCTTAAATATTTGGGGAACAGTACGAACATTCATCTGTTCTATTAATGTATACATCCATAACTCTTTATTATGAGCATAGTCCACATACACGTAAGGTAGTTCTTTACTATCTAATAGCTCTTTGGCTCTATCACACCAAGGGCAGTCGGGTCTTCCAACAACTAAATACATCACTCTTCCCCTTCAAGTGTCTCCAATGCGTTTATAAAACCTTCTGAGTAAAACTCGTATAGCATATCTTCAATACTACCTGACGCATCCATTTCATAACCTTCAATGAACTTGTCGAATAAGGCCTCTACAATTTCTTCTAATTCACTTGGTACTTCTTTTACTTCATCAGTCATTTTCTATTTCCTTACTTCTTTTTCTTGACAGGTTTCTTTTTACGCATAGGCATTGTGCCTGTTAAGTCTTTATCTTCTTGTAACCATATTAGCCTAGTAATATCATTACGGTTCAGTCCAACGTCTTTTAATTCTCTGTCAGATAACATGTTTAGATGTTTAATAGCATCCCTGTGTTTTTGCCAAGTTTGTAAGTAATTGTAAAACCTGTATAACCAAAGAAATGGTTTACGTACAGTACTACAGACTACTCTCCTAGCTCTACTATTCAGTAATTTCTTTATCATTTTTTATTTCCATAT